CTACTGCATCCGCGATGCCTTTTACGCCTTTGAGAAGTCCTGGAAGAAGCGGTGCCATGTTTCCGATCGTCTTCCCAACATCTGAGAAGAAGGATACGATCGGTTCCTTGATGGAGTCGATGTTGTCTCCGATGAATCCGGAGGCTTCCGAAATGCCGCCCTGTAGTGCTTCGCCGGCACTCAGTTTGATATCCTCGAACTGGGCCTTCATCTTGTTGGTCTTGTACTCCATCGTGTCGGCCATCTTGCCATATGCAGTATCGGTCGCTCCTGCAGAATCCTGCATGGCCGCGATGTCATCAGAGAACAGCTGTGCATGATCTCCGGAAAGAGAAAGGACTGCATTGCCGGCTTCGACCGATGAGAACAGTTCATTGACTCCGACACCGGTCTTATCAGCTTCTGCCTGCATGATCTGGAAAGCATCAGACAGGTTATTCCCTGATTTGATGAAGTCTCGGAATGTCTGTCCAGACAGTTCCTTGAATTCTTTTCCGGTATTGGATCCGGAATCAGAGAGTTCTACGATTGCCTGGCGGAGCTGTGTGGTAGCTACCGAGGTCGGAACACCCTGTGCAGTCATGGCTGCCAGAGCGCCGGTGATATCATCGAATGAAACTCCTGCGCCAACTGCGGTCGGTACGACGTTGTACAGTGCTCCTCCAAGTTCATCGAATGTGGTTTTACCAAGTTTGACCGCCGTGAACATCTTGTCGGAAGCGTCCATGGCGGACAGGTTGGCTGTTCCGTAAGCGTTGATAACAGATGTGATGGCATCCACGGATGTCTCCATATCCGTCACACCACCGGTTGCGGCCTTCTCAGCCGTCCGGAGGAAATCAAGGACATCTTCCTTGGGGACCGAAGCGGAGATCGCCTGGTACATAGCGGAAGTAACTCCCTGGATATCTGACCCGGTATCTTCTGCGATCTGTCTGGCTCCCTCGCCCAGCTGCTCCATCTCGGCTTTCGATGCATCCGGGAGCAGGGTGGAAACCTCTGCCATTCCGGATTCATAGGTCTTAAAGGTATTCAGGGATTCTTCCCCATAGTCCTTGATCTTATCGACGGCCATGGCCCCTCCTACCAGCTGGATTACCTTTGACAGGGTATCGTGAAGCGTGTTGGACTTCTGGCTAAGGCTTTCGACCTGTGACCCGGCCTCCTGTGCCTGGTCACCGATTGCAGACAAGCCATTGGCACCATCTCCGATTCCTTCAACGGCCTCCCCGACATCCTTCGCGGAGTCCGTCATGTCATCCATGGAGCTTTTCGCATCGTTCATCGACTCAGCGACGGACTGTCCGAAGCTGCTTATCCCGCTTCCGGCACCCGACATAGAGCTCGATACATTGTTTCCAAACTCCTGTGCGGTCCTTGCCGCTTCGCCTACGGACGAGTTGAATGTTCCGAGGGAGGAGGCAGCCTGACCGACAGAAGATGAGAATTCAGAAGCAAACCTTCCGACAGACGTACCGGAGAAAGCCTTGTCAACAGCACGCCCTACGCTGTTCATCTGCTTCTCAGCAGAGCTGGCAGCGCGTCCGATCGCGGCAAACTTTGAGCTTGCCTGGTCATTTATTCGTATGGTAGCGGTTATATCTGACATTCAGATGTTCCTCCTCCCATAGGTTACTTGTTGCTAAAAATCCAAAAAAATCATGAATCATCATGATCCTGCCGGCTTCAGAAGGCCTTTGGCGATTCGGTCGCAGGCTTCGATCGGGTAATCCTTTGATACCTGCTCGGATGCGATGTAGAACATCCGCTCAGGCTCACCCATCGACACCCACTCTTTCACTGGTATGTGGTACTTCTGCCACATAATGTGCGCCCACATCCAGTCGACCGCATCTCCCTTGTCCTCCTCTGGTACCCGGCCAAGGATCAGTTTTTTACCTGCTTAATGACCTCGTCTTCCGTCTCCTCGTCTGCGAGGCCGCATGCGATCAGTACACACTTGTTGGCGTAGTCGAAGTCCTTACCCCGGAACAGCATGTCCGGAAGCTCAGAGTTAAGCTGCACTCCGTAGTAGCTGCGGAGTTTCTCGGAAGTCAGGTCTGGCTGCACGAAGCACTCGACCATGATCTCCCTGCCAGCCTTGTCCGAATCGTACTGCTCGTCGTAGACGATTCGGTTTCCGGATACCATCGGGCGATTGGTCCTGTGGTCCTTCACGATCGTCCTCGTCGTGCAGTTCTCGCGGATCTCGGCGATCTTCTCACGGGAAAGTTTTCTCAGGATGAACGGTATCGGCTTTCCCTTGTCATCCTTGAATGCATCGATCCCGGGAAGGGTGATCGTCTGCTCTTCCTTCAGTTCCGGCTTCATAAAAGCATTCAGGTTAGTCTCCATATTGGTTTTCCTCCTTGGTCTTTTCAAAAAGAAAACCTGCCTTCAGGCCAGTGTGTGTTGGCCTGCCTGCGGGAATGTAGTGGCTGATATTACTGATTATTGGATGATTCTCCCTCCCACACCCTACAGCCGCACGGATGCGGCCATAAGGCGGGTCACAAGGAGGATTATCAGTTGAAGTCTTTAGCACCGAAGTTGACCTGCTCCTCGGCAGCATCGCCTGTTACGTCGAGCTGAAGGAGCGGGATGTCTCCGGTGAAGACAACACCTGTCAGAGTGATTTTGTCGCGATCTCCGACCTCATCGTAGTAGTCGGAATTGGTATCATCGACAGTTCCGGTGATGGTGTACTCAGGAGTCGCACCAGTCGCCTTGTACTGTGCAGCCATCGTCTTGTAGCGGTTATTCATCTTCCAGGTCTTCAGCGTACCTGTGATGTCATAGCCGAGCCATCTGCGGTTGGTTCCCTTCTCCTTAAGGGTTCTTCCGGACCAGACATCCGGAGTGAAGTTGACGGTATAGGAGGAGGCATTTCCTACCTCCACACCATCAATACTGATAGTGCCATCTCTCATGGACAGCGGGCGCTTATTAACCATTGTCTATCCCTCCTTATTCCTTATTTCGCGATGACGGTCATGTAGTACTTCTCAGCGGAGTCAACCGGCTGAAGTGCTACGTTGATGTAGACTGCATCTCCGGTAGAGTTCTCGCGGTCGACAACGAAGTCGGCATTGGTGTCGACGTTTTTGAGAGCTCCATCCCTCTCATAGTTCTGCAGCATTCCACGGCCGATGCCTTCCATTGCATCCCAGCCCTGGTCGTCGTTGTTGAACTTGTTCGGAGTGAAGGTCATCAGGCAGTCGTTTGCGAAGGTATCGTATACCTTCATCGGACGGTTCTTGTTGATGTCGGTCGGGTCCTCAGGATCAAAGGTGACCTTGGAGTTGATGTCGTACTCAAGAACGACATTTCCGTGCTCGTCGATGGTGAGGAAGGACTCACCATTCTTGATAGCCTCTTCGGCCTTCTCATTGGTGTATCCGCCTCCGACGATTCCGGTCGCTCCTTCGAATACGGCATAGGTGTTGGACTTGGTGTAGCTTGCTGCCGCGTCAAGACCGGCTCTCCATGCAGCCGTCTCAGCTACAGTCAGATCCCTGCCATCCACGATTGCCGCATTCGTCTGGTTGATGATGCCTTCGTAGTCTGCAGCATAGTTCGGTACGACCGCCTTGCACTTCCAGCCGATGGAATTGCGGATGTACTTGATCTTGGACTTCACAGACTCATGAAGTCCCTCATCCGTAAGCGGGAAGAGCATGGTGTTGAACTTAAGCTTCTCGCAGGCGTTCAGGAAATCAGATGCTCCGTCGTTGGTGCTGTCGTCCGTTCCTCCGGCCAGTGCCTTGGATGCGATAGCCGCCGAAAGTGTGACATCCGTCTTATCGAGCGTGATGTACTTGGAGTCGACAGCCGAAAGGTTCTTGATTCCCTCGAAGTTCTCAACGGTTGATCCATCGAGAACGACCATGAAGTCATAACCTCCGGACGGGTCCTCCACAACCGCGATCTTGATCTTGTTTCCGAGAGTTCCAGGATACTTTGCAGTAACCTTGACCGATGCCTCTCCCACGGTGAATGTGGTGCTTGCAGCCGTGCCTCCCTTCGGGATGTACACGTAGATCGTGCTCGCGTTCATCGCCGCGAAGCGGATCAGACGCATGTGGCTCTCGTCATCGTATACGGATCTCCCGAGAAGCTCCTTCTTTGAGTCCGGGTTGTCACCAGGCAGCTTGATGAAGACTTCGCGAGGACCGTAATCGTACCCGATCAGTGGGATCACGACGACGCCAGTCGTGGACTTTGCGGCTGTCGGTGCCTTTCCATTCTTCAGATTGACGTAAGTACCCGGACGAACTTTCGCTCCGGACCAAATTCCTCCTGCCATTACTTAGCCTCCTTCCCGAGCCATTCCTTGATGACTCTCTGCGCTTCCTCTACTGTCATCGGCTCGGTGTGTCCATACATCGCGCCATCGAAGGTGGAAGAAGTGATATTGAACAGTCTCACGCAATGAGCGCGGAGCTGAGCGATAGAAAATTTCGCTGCCTCAGGCTTTGCGGTCTGCGCAGCCGGTGCAGCTTTAGCAGCATTCTTTCCTGCCATTGTGTAGTTACTCCTTTCCTGACTGAGTCATGCTGACGTTCGAGATCTTCGGCCCCGCATCCACGATATCTTCCTGGGTGTGGTCGAAGCTGAACTGCATTGACACGGATCCCGTGTCTGTTTCCTGGAGTTTCGGTGTGCTGATGTAGAATCCGTACCCGGTCTCCTTCCCGTCCTCGGTGAGGCAGGGGATCACGCACCGGTCGTGAACCATCGCATCACGCACCTGTTCTGCGCAGGCATTCGCTGTCCACGAATCGCCAGCCAGGAATACGCATTCGAAGTGGACCGTCTTTGTAAATACGGACCCGAGGAGTGCTTTCGAGATATCCGTCCTTGGGACCGGGAAGAAGATGGACGGGACCTTGAAGTCCTCTGGAACCTGCCCGTAATAGGGAGTTGTTCCGGTCTCAGCGTGTGCCAGAATGTACGCGATCGTGCTTCCGACATACTGCTCAAGTGAAATCTTGCTCATCCTTCTCCTTCCCTTCTCCTGTCAGTCATCCAAAATACCTCTGGAGCCATGCCTGGAGCTTTGCCTCGATGACTTTCGGAAGCATTCTCTCGGCTGTCTCTGAAGCCTTGTCAAAGTAATGCGAGCCTGGGACGAAGCTAGCCTTCAGCACCATCCCTGTCTTCGCGCCGGGAATATACGTGAAACGGTCACCAGACCAGGCACCCGGAACAAATCGTCCAGGAGTCTGCCTGTGGCCGTCGTTGACATAGGCTGCGTATTTCACGCGGGTTCCGATCGTAAGTGTCAGGCCTCCGAAATCAAGCTCCCACACGTTGTCCGCTCCGCCTCGGGAGAAGCTGGAGAGAAGACGGCGCGTGTCCACGTTTCCGGCAGCCATGATCTCGTCCTGAACGATGTCCAGGAACTCCTCTCCTGCCTCCTGAAGGCACTCCCCTGCGAAGGGTTTGAGGTTCTGGCTTGCCCTGTTGCACTTCTGCTCAAATTCTTTAAGGCCTGAAATCTCGATCATATTGCGTTTTCCACCTCGTCTGCTCTGCTGATCAGCACGCTGATGTGGTGGCCG